TATGGAAGAGAAAACTCGTCAACTTATTCATCATGTGATGTTAAAGCTCTTTTAGATATTAATGGTGATACGTTTTCTAGAGGAAAACTTAATGCGGGGTATAAAGATCGATCAAATACGAAAGGTTTTGGTCGTGAACAGGGTGTAATTTTTTACGATACACGCGATCGTGATATAATAAACGGTTCATCAGTTACATCCCATGTTATGTCAGAAATACAAAGGGAAAATAATCCCGGAACAATATCTAATTCTGTCACGTATAACGATACGGAATCCGCGTTTAAACTTGGAACACATATATCACGTATATATAACGATAGAGGTGGGTATAAATTGAACCACCAAGGTTTGAAATATTCGTGTTGGATAAAACTTACAAAAGATAACGATCAATATGATGCGAACGGTGAAACTATTTTTTCGGCGGGTAATTTATCCGGTCACTATAGTAAGTGTCAAATATATAATGGTGGTGTTCAAATACTTTATAATAGTGGGTATAAACTTCAATATACGTCTACCCCTAAACCATTAACAAAAGATAAGTGGCACCACTTATTCTTTTATTTAAGTGCTAGACAAGATGCACCGTCCACTGGTAATAATTCTCTATGGATAGATGGCGTTTCTAAAACACTCACTGGGAGTGGTTCGGCATCGGCGCCGAGTAGTGCATCTGATCATTTTTATGTTGGGAGTACATCTGGTTCTATAGTAGACGCGTATATAGGTATGGTTCACGCGAGAAATACAAATAATAATGAAAGTTATGCATTGGATGCAACTGAGCTTTATACTAACGGCCCACCTTCGGAACGTTTGAGTGTTGGCGGGGACGCAATTATAGAACAAAAATTGGGTATCGCGAACGTTTCGCCCGTGTACCCGTTAGACGTTACGGGGGATATAAACTTTACGGGAAATCTCTTACATAACGGTAACCAAAATCTCGATTTAGAACCGGTATACATTAATAAAACACAGAGTTTTAATAATCCACCTTTAAAAGTAGATGCGTCTGCCACGGAAAATTCCACAACGAGTAATGGTATACTTCTTTCACAAACTGGTACTGCAGGTGAACACGCTATAATGGCAATTCAAGTCGCCGGCGCAAATTCGGGTAACGCATTTGTCTCGTGGGATACAGATGTTACCGGTTGGTCTATGGGTATAGATAACAGTGATTCCGATATACTAAAAATAGCGAATAGTAAGGATTCGTTAAGTACAGATACGCACATGGAATTTAGTTCGTCGGGGACAGATTTTAAAAAGGCTATTCTAGCGAACGGGAGTGCGGGTACGAACGGACAAGTTCTTACGAGTAGTGGTGGAGGTACCGTTTCTTGGACAACGGTAAGTGGTGGTGGTGGTTCTTCCGTAGAAAGTGAAGCATCTTATTTTTATGTTACCGCAGTTGGGAGTAATTATTTTAGGATAGACACTGCTAAACAACCAACACTAACGCTATATAGGGGTGTTACGTATAGATTCGATCAATCTAGTAGTACGAATTCATCACACCCTTTTAGAATATCAACCACGACCGAGGGTGGAAATGCACCGGGTACAACTTATAACGGTTCAAACGGATCCTCGGGGTCGTATCGACAATACATCGTACCTGACAATGCACCCAATACCGTGTATTACAATTGTTCAAATCACTCAGGTATGGGTGGTACTATAAACATTATATCTGGAATTGTCAATACAAGTGGTCTAGTAGCATCAAACGTGTTTGTCAACAACCATATGAATGTATCGGGCACCATTCACTGTGACTCTATACAAACTGGTACATCACAATATGAAAAACATTTAGTTAAGTCAAACCTAATAAAACTATATTTTGGTAGCGCAAGTGCAAGTACACCGACTACACAAATTGCTATGGATACGTATTTCGAAAGTCTAAGTTCAGGTACTAAATCATTAAGTAGACCACGTCGCGACGCCGGTGGCTTTGATGATGATACATTTGCCGAAACATTTGAAGGTTATTTAAAAGTAACTGAAAATGGAACGTACTATTTCGGTTTAAATAGTGACGATGCTTCAGATATGTACATAAACGGTATTCAAATTGCTCATTGGTACGGTGGACATAGTCATAATAGTACAACCACAACCCCCGGTGGAACCACAGGTAGTATATACTTGAAAACTGGGTACCATAAAATATTCGTACGGTTCCAGGAAAATAGTGGTGGTGAAGCGTTATATACTCTTTGGAAACGACCAGATGATAGTTCCTGGTCTGAAATACCTGCGGCTAACTGTTTTTACGATCATATACGGTACCATTAAAATTTTAACTAAAAAAACAAAATCACGTTAATTAAAAGAATAAATCTTTTTTTAATTAATGGAAGATTATATAGAAAAGGAAGCTTACGATATAATAAATCATTTACATCTCATTAATCCAAATAAGTCGAGTACATTTAATCCTTTACTAAACGCAAACTTGGATTTACCCGAATTAGGTGAAATTATTTGTAAAAGTGATGGAGATAACCCAACTGCGCGTCAAATACCCGGAAATTGTAACAGGTACTCGTACCCTAGACATCTACACATTTTCTCGGGTATCATTCAGGCACTCCATAGGAAATTCGGAGTTCTAATGATACCTTCAGGTTTTTACTATTACCCTAAAAATGCGTTCTGTGGTTGGCATACTAATAGTGATAACGTAGGTAAAAGAACGTATTTAATTTGGACGGAAGAAGATAATAAAAGTTTTTTTAGGCACTTCGATTCAAAAACAGGTAACTTAGTAACAAAATACGATAAAAAGGGGTGGAAAATAAACCAATTCGAAGCAAAGGATGGGGAAGACTGTCTTTGGCACTGTGTGGGTAGTCAGACAAATAGAATAAGTATGGGGTTTCGTACCGTAGATGAAAGTCACTTTTTATTCGATAAAAAGATTTTATACTTAAACGGTAGTAGTAAATCGGATTATGGGTTTAGTAACATGCTTGGAGGATGTCATATAACTACTTGTGAAGATGGTTTAAACTGGAGAATAATGACAAATATGGATCACAGAATACCTTTAAAACTTTTTGATGATATTTATTACGGGAACCAAATTATAGAATTAGATCTCGATATGGTTTCTTGGAAATGTAAAGATAAACCCGAACTTAAACACGATGAATATTACGACAGTTTAGACACGGAATTACCGTGTTTAGCCGTCGAAACCTTTATAAACCCACACGTTTTACCATTCAGAACAATTGACGGGAGTCATAGATTATGTAAATTAAAACGCGAAGGTAAAAAAACAGCTAAATTTTTTATAATATCGGAATATATATTTTTAAAGAATATTACCGATATTTACGAGTATAATATCTAAATTATTTACCATGCTGGAACAAACAGGATGGTAAATGGTTTATCACTCACTTTTTAGATGGAAGCGAATCCATGACCGCTAGGGCAATAACGCCCGCAATAAAAAACATTACAACGTAATTACATTCGGTATCGTCATCGCCCAAAATGTTACGTCTTTTACGTTTCACCACTTGGGGTTTGGCGACCACCTCCTGACGTTGGGGTCTTTCAATAGGATCTTCGTCTAAAGGACAATACCCTATCATTTATACTATCATTTATAAATTAATTTCAACCGACTTTTTCTTTTTTCCACCGCCTCTTTTTGATTTGGTCTGGGTAACCTTAACTTCACGAACTTCGTTATCCCCATCATCCTTTTCATTCTTAGAATTTTCTATATCGGCCTCGGCAATATCCGAAATATCGTCGTCTATATCATCATCACCCGGGGCGTTAATGTTTGCTGGTATACTGGTCGTACTCATTGGTGGTGTTGGTGGCATCATGATATTACCCATGAGACTCGAAATGTCTAGGCCTGGGCCTTGCATTTCGCGTCGTCCGTTTGCATCCGTCGTATCACCCGTCTGTTGTTGTGATTTAGGAACCGTGTTCTGAACCGCGGACATCATGTTTTGTACGAGTTCGGGATTTTGTTTAATCACGTCGTTCATATTGGGCATGACTGATTTAAACATGCTATTTGTTAAGTGGAACATCATCGCCGAACCACCAAGCATCATTATGAGTTTGATTTCTGGAGCGACGGTCATTTTAGATCTATACTTAACGTACAACTCTTCGAAAACTTCATCGTAATCCTCAACATTTTCCATCACGTTTTCCGACCAACCGTCGAGTTGGATCTCGAATGGATTATACTTCTTGTTCATAAACTCGAGTCCTGTGGTGCATGCAATAAGCATGCGTCTCGAGAATTTGACGGATTTATCGACGTCTATGCTATACGTGATTCGTTTCACCTCTGTTCTAAGTTCATCTATAGGTGAATATGCGTTCAAACGTTTGTTGACCGTAAACCCTTTCTTTTCTAAACGACCTATCTTATTTACAAGGTCTGCTTTTTCTTCATCTATTGTTTTGTACCCTGGTGATGGTTTTTCCTCTTCTGTGTAAATACCTCCCATACCACCGCCACCGCCGTAATCATACCCGTTACCTGGTTCATCATCCTCGTATTCCCCGTAATCGAGGGGTTCCTCTGGTGGAGGAGCAGATTGGTGATTTTGTTTGTTGGGGTTAGCAAAAGAATCTATGTCTTCCTGAAAAGTTTGTGTTTGTGGTGGTGTAAATTGTGTTTTCATAGGTCTAGGCATTTGTTTTTTCACAGGCTGAGGTCTTGGTATATCAATCTCAATCTCGTTCATTAGTGCCTGTTCGTTATCATCCAGTTTCATAACATTTGTACTAGAACGATTAAGTATAATCTCACCGTCCATTAATCTTTATATTGAAACTATTATAATTTCTTTAACGCACTTTATAAAAAAAATGTATGTTCAATACAAATGAAACTTAACGCTACAAACAAAAGTACCCTAAAATCTATCGCGATTGTATTCGCCATAATCTGTGTTCTTCAATTCTTGAGAACCAGCTACTACAGCCCAGTCGATATCGAAACGACCAATGAAGAATCGCTCTTTAATCTCGAGTCTAAGGAAGAGTGTCTCGGTGAATATTACTCCGACAGTCGGGGTGGTGTTTGTGGTGGCCAAAAATTGGTCGTCGCACAATCGAGTTATAAGATGAAGTAAAATCTCCAGTATATATAAATGGCGTTAGTGACCAGTCAGTCAACTTTACCCGATTTCGAATACGAACATCACACTGTTATACTTGATAATCTGGATCCAACGAGTGATACAGATTTTACACTTTTTTTACCAACACCACTCGAAAATATTGTCCAGGCACAACTACTCGCCGCAAGCATTAACACTATTGGTGATGCACAAAGATGTATACACATTGGTATAGAGGAACTTAAAAATCATTTTACACAACGAGGTAAAAAAGATCTCGACGATCCCGATAACCACTTAAATGGTATTTTTGGAACGATTCTTTGTGAACATAAGTTACACGCCGCGAGTAATACTCAAAAAGCGGTATTCTTCAGAAACGAATACCCAATTATTCAACAATATTATAACCCAATTCGAAAACTCGATAGATTAACTTTTAATTTAGATAAACAAGATGGTGGGTCAGCCGCGTGTGGAGATGCCATTTTCGTTTTTAAATTCGTTTGCAAAAAAAAGAACTTGTCCTACTAATTATTTCAGGGCGTCACGTACCTATAATTTTAACCTCTTATTAATATAAATGTCTTCCGGTATTGTTCAACTCATTGCCATTGGTGCTCAAGACGAATATATAATGGGTAAACCAGAAATATCATTCTTTAACTCAACTTTTAAAAGACATTCTAATTTTTCACAATCCGTCGAAAAGCAAACGATACAGGGAGCTGTGAAAAACAATTCAATGTCGTCCATAAAATTCCCACGTTCAGGTGATTTATTAGGATACACATATTTTACTATAGACGATAATACAAAAGCACTCGATTACCAAGATTGGAGTGAACTCATAGATAAGGTCGAATTAATTATCGGTGGTCAAGTCGTGGATACACAAGATGCAGTCTTTACAGAAAAAATAGCTATCGATACATTCGCAACAAACGTTTCAAAGAGTTCTAACGGAACACATCCGGGTGTGAGTGCACGTTCATACTTTTACCCGTTAAGGTTTTTCTTTTGTGAAGGTCCCCAATGTGCTTTACCAATAGTTGCTTTACAATATCATGAAGTTGAATTGCGCATTCACTGGGGATCACAAGCAGGGGCGTATAACTTCGAGTGTTATTCGAATTACTATTACCTCGATAACGAAGAACGTGGGAATATTGTTTCTCGAAACCATGATATTCTCATCACACAAGTTCAAAAAAGTATACCGTCCCAGGAACTTACACAAGAACTTACGTTTAATCACCCAGTCAAATACCTCGCGTGTTCGGATACATCAGTTAACGGTGCATTAACATCCGCCGATAATAAGGTTAAAATTGAAATTAATGGTCTCGATATCGGTAATTTTAGATGGGGAAAACCACACTTTATGGAGGTACAAAACTATTACCACACACAATTCGTAACGTCACCCGATTTCTTTTTGTGTTCTTTTTGTTTATCAACAAGTTCTCTCCAGCCTACAGGAACACTTAATTTTAGTCGTTTAGATTCAGCAAAGATACATAGTCAAACCCGAAATATATCCGATCCTATATATGCAGTTAACTATAACATTCTCAGAATTGAAAATGGTTTAGCCGGTCTCATCTATGCAAATTAAAATACATACTTATATTAATATGGTTAAAAACATACCTACCATCGAACGGTCTACCAAAATCCGGTTTGGTAAACACGTTTCAGATAGCCAGGCTGAAAACACAATTGTTTTTAATGCGTCGGATACGGCTGTTAATGCGACCAACGCGGGTTCCATTTATATGGCACCGCTCCGTGTTGCTGAATTAGCAGGTTCTAACCTCATAGGTTACTCGGCGACTACAAAGGAAATTGTTGATTCGAGTGTTCCTACAACCCTTTTAGGTGGTGTCACTTTACAAGCTTCGACGGATAGAGGTAATGTAACTTCAAATACAGTTCAGTTTAGTAATGCTATAACATCTTTCGTAACAAGCTCTAATATTGGTGTCGCAAATAATGCACCAATACATGCCTTATCGGTAAAAGATAAAGTTTTCATGTGTGGACCAACGGGTGATACCAACGCGCTTCGTGTTGAAGGTACAGCTCGAGCTACTAAATTTACAACGGGGTCTTCTGTTAATATAGATGAAAGTGTAACTAATAAAATTCAGGTTTCGGGTACAATACATACAAGTACTCTCACTTCGTCGGCAATAGGTGTAGCGAATACCGCACCCGCGCATGCTATAAGTATTGGTAATGAAGGTCAAGTTCAATTAAATGTACCAACACAATCAATATACGCGTTAGATACCGTCGGTAACGTAAATGCGCAAAACTATCGAGGTGATTCGTATTACCTCTCAAACCTTACGGTTGAAAATATAGTAAATCAAGGTAACGTAACCTCAAACACTGTTCAGTTTACGAACCCACTTACGAGTATTTATACAACCAGTAACGTTGATGTTGGTGGTAATGTTTTTATAAGAGAATCGGCCGACGCACTCTATGGTAAAATTGCGGGTTCGAATACAATAGCGGGTAGTACTATAACCGCGAGTACACAATTTTCGGGTCCGGGTACGGGGTTAACGGGTATTCCAACAAATCAATTTGCGACTGGAGCAATTCCCTTTTCCAGTGGTGGTACGGGTCAGTCTAGTTATGCATCCGGTACAATACTTTACGGTAAAACGTCGGGTGATTCACTCGGACAACTCAACCCCGCAGGTTCTAATGCAGATGCCGGTAAATTTCTTCGACTCGATACTAATGATATACCCGAATGGGCAGAAGTTCCCCTAACTCTTGATGCCGTTCTTGGGAATACAACCGCGGTTTCAGATGGGTCTATGAGTTTAACAGATACTGGTACAACAATAACGACCCTTGGTAAAATAAAGGCCGCCACGTTCGAAGGGAGTGGTTCGGATATTCATGATATTAACGCGGCTAATGTAGTAACTGTAGGTAGTACACTCACAACATCTGTTTTACCCATCGTACCCGTAACCAAAGGTGGTACAGGGTTAGATACAGTCACGGCCGGTGATATACTCTATGCAAGTGCTGATGATACAATAGCGGGACTTGATAAAGGGACAGCTAATAAGGTTTTACAAATGAATTCAGGTGCAACTGCACCCGAATGGACATCGACAATAACGGGCGCTTCACTCGCTAATCCATTGTTAACCGGTACAATCACAACATCTGGGTTAAATAATAACAGGATTCCGTTTACAAACGCATCCGGAATATTAAGTTCAGACACGAATCTTCAATTCGATGGTTCTAATAACAAAATGACAATTGGTGCCGATGTTTTAATTACAGGTGCATTCGCAACACAAGGAGCAGTAGATCATTTTAACACAACAAACTATACAGTTACTGACCCAATAATTGAAGTCGGTAACAATAATTCGACGGATACAATCGATTTGGGTATGATTATGACCATGGGTACTTCAAATGTTGTTCATGGTTTTAGAGGTGATGAGAAGGAATATACGATCGCATTCACACACAGTAACCCAGCTGATACAGATATAACACCAACGTTGGCGAGTGGTATATCTAACCACCCGTACATTACCGCAAATATTTGGGGTAACGTTTTATCTGGTAACGTCACGACGACAGGTACGGTAGAAGCGACAACACTCAAGGGTAATGGTTCGGCTATTACAGATCTCGATGCGGAAAAAATAACTACAGGTGTTCTCGATGTTGATCATGGGGGTACAAACATCGAGTCGTACACGGCGGGTGATTTACTCTACGCCACAGGTGCAACGACATTAGCAAAATTAGGGGTAGATAATGGTAAGTTTCTTAAAAGTACAGCTTCAGCAGTTGAATGGGCAGAAGTTTCTTCAGATTTACAGACGATTACAGATGGAGGGGCAACGACGACACATACAGTCGCGTTTAATAACGCGACAACGGGTTTAACATCCGCGGGTGATATTACAATCGCGGCTACGAAAAAACTTAAATTCGCGGATGATATTCTTCTCGAGGGGGCATCCGGAACGAGTAACTTGAAAGTAACTAATGCAATAATACTTTCACCAGAAGTACAAGGTGGTTCTACATCTACAAAAAATGTTTTATCGATAGATACAACAACAGGTGAAATATACGATTCGGGAGGACAAGGTGGTTCGACCATGGAATTTACACACGAGGAAGGTACAGGTATACATGCGAACGTCAGTGTAGGTCCATCTGCTTGGGCAGGACCTACCGGTACAGCAAACCTTACAATGAACACGTATGGGTCTAACGTACTCACGGTTACCGGTAACGTATCAGCTACTAATATTACGATCGGTGCTTTACATGTCGCAGCATCACCGTTTGGTTTAGATGATGTTTCGAGTGCAGCTGTAGGTGCTAATATTACTTCGAACGTTCTTCAGTTTACTGGACCAGCATCAGGGTACGCGACAGATAATGCGTTTGTTACGACCAAGAGTATTAGTATTGGATCAAATGTAACTACAGCCGGTAACATATTCGTAGGTGTAGATACAACAATAACAGGGAACGTCGTATCACAAAACCTCCAACTCACAAATACACAAATATCAACAACTTGGACGACAGGGTCAGGGACACTCGCGATAGACTGTAAAAATAAAACTTACGGTACAGCTCCGTTAGTTTCAATAGATGCAGATGTTGCGATACTTTCTATATCAAATTTACCAAGCGGGGGTCAGGTTGTTGTACCACTCTTAGCATCCGGTGGAGATCGAAAAGTTTTGAAAACTATCACAGCCGGTATCGATTTTATAGCATTTACGGCGGATGTTTCTATAGCCCAGAACAGTCATGGTCTTTTGACCGTATCAAAAATAGGTGCATCAGGTGCGGAAAAAATATACATGAATGCAATCTCGTTTACAGCAGCGTAATTCGTTTTTTTAGAATCTTTCATATTATATTATACATGGGCTTAAAAATAAAAAACCTTAGTATAATATAATAAATATGTCTGGTGGTATTGCCCAACTCGTTGCAATCGGTGCCCAAGATGCGCACCTCGTCGGCCAACCCGAAGTTTCTTTTTTTAGATCTAATTACAAACGTCACACAAACTTTGCCCAAACTGTCGAAAGACAAGTTATCCAGGGCAACCCATCGGATGATGGTATGTCCACTGTTAGGTTCGAGCGTAAAGGTGATATGCTTGGTTATGTTTACTTAACACCAGTTGGTTCGGATGGTGCGACGCAAGAATTTTCAGCCGCCGATTTAGCCGCTCAAATTAATAAAGTTGAACTCTTAATCGGTGGTCAAGTCATTGATACGCAAGATTCTACATTCTCGATGGATCTCGCACCAATCACTATGTCCCAAAACCTTACTAAGTCTACGACGGGTTTTGCCGGTAAATCTGGTAAATTCTACCCATTCAGGTTTTCGTTTTGTGAAAACGCCCAATCCGCGCTCCCATTGATCGCGCTTCAATACCACGATGTTGAAGTCAGAATTTCGTGGGGAACAATCAACGCATCTTCTTCGCGATGGGAATGCTTTTCGCAATTCATCCACCTCGATACGGATGAACGTACGGCCTTGTCATCTACGCCACAAAACATGATCATTACACAAACACAAAAAGCTATCGCATCTTCGAGTAAGGTCCAGGAACTTAGCTTTAACCACCCAATGAAATACTTGGTCGCTAAAACAACAGGTTCGTCCGATCTTACATCTGCGGGTAACAAGATCAAGCTCCAAATCAACGGTACGGATGTTACCGATTTCAAGGATGCTGATCCACACTTTACTGCCATTCCAACGTACTATCACACGCAATCATCTGTTTCTGCGGCTAATGGTCATAACGTCGCTACGCTTTTGGTTCCATTCTGTCTCGACACGTCCAAACTCCAACCAACGGGGTCGCTCAATTTCAGTAGACTCGATTCTGCACGTATCTTAAGTGATACCCAAAACAATGGATCTGATGTTTATGGCGTTAACTACAACATCCTCCGTATTGAAAACGGTATGGGTGGTTTGATGTACTCTAACTAAATTATTTTTTATAGCCACTTATTATAAATGTTCTGGCAATTAGTTTTTCTTACAGCTTTCATTTTTATCATTACATATGATCCTAAATCCGGAACTTTGAATCATCTCGTCGACTCTAAACAACAAGAATCCGAAAAAAACGCGGAGTGTAAAGAGGGACATTACCAGGAGATTCAATTTGCTCAAATGGGATACGACTGTCCAAAAGAAAACGGTGTACACATGGGCGCGATTATACGAACTTAAAAACTTGATTATATAATTTAATACATTATGTTTACATTTGATCGAGATACTGCTATGATAGTCGCTATTATTATGTGTATAGCTGCTTCAGTTTACATGTATAGAGAACTCAAAACTACAAAAGAAGAAATGGAAGGTGTCAAGGGTATGAATGGAAAAATGGCTTCATTTTTATCCAGGGTCAGGCCAATACAAATTCCACAAACAAGTTCGTTAAATGAACCTGTTACACCAAAAAATGTCACTTTTAAGACAGAAAACGAAACCCAAGTGGATGATGAATCTGAAGAAAATCAAGAAAGTGAAGAAGATTCTTCAGAATAATCATCTCGCTCAATTATAACTTGCAAATGCGCAATGAAGAAATACAAGGCAATTGCAGTACCCGTAACGTTTACTGGTTCTAAACCAAAGTTCCTCACTGTCCGAGACCGACGATTCAAAGATTGGATTTTCGTTACCGGAGGGTGTAGAAGAAAAGAAATACCCAACCCGATAAGATGTGCCCTACGAGAATTGGAAGAAGAGACCAGAGGAGTTGTAAATCTCAAGAAAGGTGAATATACCGAATTCAAGTTTGTGGTAAAAGAAAGTCCGGGTGTAGACTTAGAATATAACGTGTTCATATTTTTCGTAAATTATACACACCAAGAACAGGTAGATCTCGTTAAAAAGTTTAACGATGAAAAACAAAAAACAAATTTAAAAAAAATACAAAAATTACCCATTAAAAGAACGTTTGATGAAAACGATTATATGAATTTTGAAACGTTATCTGAATTTAACACGAAAAAACAGTGGGATAGGATCGTTAAAAACGTACTCCAAAACCCAGAATTTTATGCGTGTGTGACTTCAGTCAATAGAAAAACCTTCTCTATTAAATAATGAAGTCCAAGTCTTATATATTATCTCAAATAAAGGATTTGTTAATTGAACGACACGGGTATACAGAAACTAAGGCGGAAAGGTATATCGAGGTCCACGCTAACGATAAAGTTTATGAACTTTTAGTACTTAAAAAATCTTTATCTGAACAGGAACAGTACCCAGAAATATCGTTTAGAAAAACAATATGGAGGCATCACTATGATAGCGATGAATGAATATAAAAAATAAAAACTAGTAATTGGTAAGTATACATCATGTTTAAACAATGGTGTAAAGAACAGGGGTTCTTAAACAACTCCAATGTATCACATGTGCTTATGGACGGTGGTGTCCTATCAGTGCCATTTGATAGATTGAACGACTTTTATGAAAAGTGTGTAGAAGCTTATACTCTCCGAGAGAAAATTTTTGTCGTTGAGCAGAAAACAGAAAATTATAATTTTTTTGTAGATCTCGATTATAAAGATGAAACCGAATTAACCGTCACCCAAATAGAAAGTATATGTAAAATTATTTGTGATAAAGTTAATAAGTTCGAAGGTGCAGGTAATGCCTTAATATCTATAGCAGAACCAAAACAGGTTTCGGGTAAATTAATAAAAACAGGTGTGCATATAAACTGGGAAGGTTTTACGGTAAATAGATCTTCAGCAATAGCTATAAGAGAACATATTATAGATACTCTAAAATTGGTATACGGTTCGATCAATTGGGAAGATGTTGTTGATTCAGCTGTCTACGGTAGTTCCGATAGAAAAACACAAGGCAGTGGTTTTCGAATGCCTTTTTCACATAAACGTGCTAAACATGAAGAATGTTATGGTAAAGGTTGTAAAGGGTGTAATCACACGGGTAAAGTTAGTCAGGGTGAATATTTACCATGTTTCGTTTATAAAGGTGGTATAAAAGGACCTTTCACTTTACTTGAACCTATATTACCACACCCAGATATTAAACTTTTATACATGTCAACTATACGTAGCCAAAGTAAAGAGCCGAATATTATAGAGGGTAAAACAATTTTTCAAGGTAAAGAATCATCTTTTACGCACGCGGAAATAAAAAACGAATTCAAAGATCAAGAAGTTATATGTCTTTTACAAAACTTTGTCAATAAACATCTCGAAGGGCAGACAACTGCGCGTATTACCAAAATGTTTGAATCTAATGGTAACTTTTTGGTTTCAACAAATTCTTTTTATTGTGAAAATAAGAAATGTAACCATAACTCTAATCATGTATGGTTTCATATACTAGGAGAAACAATTACACAAAAGTGTTTTTCTACTACTGAAATAATGAGACATTTTGGATTTTGTAAAAATTTTACGGGTAAAAGACATAAATTACCGTCTAAAATTACAGACCAATTATACAAGGATGGGGTTGTTAAAAAGCATGTAAAACCGTCTAAACAGGATTTTTTTGGTAAAAAGGTTGAAAAAATAGAAACGGGTGATTATAATTCAGACACAACGGGGATATTCTCTAGTTTCATTAACAAATATATGATTAAAACTGGAGATGTACATGTATCCAGGATAGAACTAAACAAACCAAAGACTAAGAAAAATAAGTTTAACGAGTATTCTATTCACACTACTTATACGTGTACAAATTGTAACACATCTGATGTTATTTTTAACGTCACAAACAAGAAAATAAAACAGGTGTGTAAATGTACAAACCGCGAACATTTTCTCCCGGAAAAAATAGTAACTAAATTATAGAACACAATGATATCTGTTATTGTTTTAGTAGTTGTAATATACTTCGCATCTTCTCTAATAACCACGAAACAAAATAACGTAGTAGAAATTAATAAACTTATACGAAAATCTTATAAATATTCAGGACTAAACCCATCTATACATAATGAATTTATAGAAAATATCAAAATGGCTCTAGAATATAAAACAAACATAATTCTATCTAAAAAACTCATGAATAGATCACTTACAAATCTAGATGAAATTGCACTCAGCTCGGTTTCAGGAGATACGAACCTTTTAGAAGATATAGACACTATTATTAGTGATTTGAAAACGAATTTTAACGAGTTATATACGAATTTACAGTCAGAAAGTGAGTAAAATACTTAAAGGAAATGTGTATACATTAATTATATAATGGTCTTAACTGTAAAAACACGTTCAGGGAGAGTTTCAAAAGCACCAGTGCGACTGGAATTGTTTGAAGATGTAGAAGATGATTATAAACAAGATGAATACGATACGGACGAAGATTTGTTAAATTCCGATGATGAAGATTTTCTTAGTGATGATGATATTGAAAACGATGAAAGTGATGAAGATGCTGATGATAATGGAAATTTAAAAGGGTTTGTTGTTGATGATACTGACGAAGATGAGGATTACTCTGAAGAAGAGGAAGAAGAAGAAGAAATAAGTGAGTAATAAAGAGCTTAAAAAAATAGATACTTTTTTTATATATGGAAGCTGAAGTTGGTACACCGATTGAGTATAATCCAGAAGAATTCATAAATAAAAGTAGTAATAATTTCGATGAACCGGATGAACCGGATGTTGATGAACAATACTATCAACCACCTCCACAACAACCTGTTTATTATAACCCACCACCTCAACAGGTGGTAAAAAATGATATATTCGAAAATATAGATAAGACGGGGTATGTTATAATTTTTGTAGCATTTCTATTAGGGTTTTTCATGGGTAAAACTATGCAGCCTGTAATACTCAGACCGGGATAAATGATTTACCACCTATCCAATTATACTGAGAAGGTGTTTGTTGACCAGTAAATGTACCTATTTTACCTGTTACTGGTTCGGTAAAATATGATCTACTTACGATAAGTGGGTCTTTAGACATGTCTTTAGCAACTTGTGATGGTGTAATTTCTTCACTATTACCACCTCCACCACCTGTTTTACTTTTTTGATCTTTATACACTCTAAAAAATAAAACAATAGATATCGATACGATAAGAATGGTGATTATGTTTAATATAATACTCAACATACTTACTTTTAAATAACAATTTTAATTTACGCTTCTTCTGGGTCTTCATTTTCCTTATTTTTTGATGTTACTTCCTCTTCTTCACCAGTATCATCACTTTCCTTAATCTGCGCATCTTCCGAATTTTCGATTTTAGATTTATTAGCTTCTTCGGCCACCGCAATATCAGCTCGAGATTTTTCATCGTCAAACTTTTTCATGGCTTCTACCGATCCAAACCCTCTTTGAGTTGCTTCTTTTTCCAACGCGTTCTTGATATCCAATTCTCTCTTTTCACGTATAGCTTCCTTTTCCTTCTCAACGATCGCATCCGCTTCCTTAACGAGATCTTCCATGTCAGCATCGGGGTTTTCCTTTTGAAGACGTTCCAAAACTTCACCGGGGTGACTGATGGGAGCCTCGTCAGGTTTCGTGTAAAACCTTGAATTTTCATCGCCTCCTTTATGGTATACATCAGATCCTGGTGCCTTAACAGCCATCATATCCTTCTTACGTTCAGCAAACATTTGTGCGGCTTGAGCTTGATTTTCTCTGTACCCCAACATCAACTCTTCTAACTTCTCATCTGCATAATGTGCGTCTTCAATTTGAAGCGGGTCGGGTGGAATTAACAACCATTTATACATATCGACGACATAAATATCAAAAGTTGCATCCTCTTTTTGAAGACGTTTCGCGTGAGACGCAGCTTCATCCCTGGAATTAAATGCACCCCGGATCTTAATTCCAAACTTATCGTTCTTTTGTGGCGCTTCAGGTCCTACAACAGAAAGGCATGCATATAATTGACCGGGTACGGTCGTGTAATCTTGTTCAAGTGTTGACATTGTTTTATATATTTATTTAGTACCTTTTTTTTAAGCTCCTTTTTACTTAGGTTTCATATTTATACAATGTATATTTTAAATGGTGTATTATAGTTTTTAATTTTTTATTAGTTTTTATCACGGTTTTAAACCTAAAAGACGTAAATTTTCTAGGGCTAATTTTTCTGTACCCACTTAGAGCGATTTAAATGCCTTTTTGAAAATTTTTCGAACTCGGTTCTCATAAGGACCATACTTTTTTAAAAAAACATGACTTTCATGCACCCATTGTATAATAATAGAAAATATAGTGTTTAAATCCCTCTAAGTGGGTACAGAAAAAATAGCCATAAAAAAATAGACATATTTTACATATGATTTCAATATAATATAATACATTTTAAAAATAAAGATTTTAAATCTTATACCTTAATAAATGGTTATAGCGACAACGTTTTTTAACCATATTAACATTAAGGGTGTTGTGGAATTTGAAGAAAAGGGGGGTAAAGTTATAATCAGGGGGGTATTAAAATCAAACAAGTATAAAAATAGTTCACATGGGTTTCATATACACGAAGCGGGTGATCTAACTGATAAGTGTATGGGTGCGTGTGGGCACTTTAATCCGTATAATAAAAAACACGGAGGTCCTAACTCTAAGGAAAGACACGTTGGAGATTTGGGTAATATTCATTTTGATGGACGTGGTAACGCCACTTTTAGAATGGTAGATAATTTAATAAAATTAAGAGGAACTAAAGCTAATATAATAGGAAGGTCTTTGGTTATACACGAAGGTATGGATGATTTAGGTTTAGGTAATCACAGTGATAGTTTAACAACTGGACACGCCGGTAAGAGAATAACGTGTGCAGTTATTGGTTATTCAAAAAGAATGTGTAATAAACCTTAGTAACTCCATTTAAAAAGGAAAACCCATTACAGATAAATGGAGGAGATACGTAAGTACCATAACGAGTCTAAACGTCTCCTCATCCAATCGGCTACCCGCGAAGGCGACAGTATTTTGGATGTAGGATGTGGATTCGGTGGTGATCTCC